ATGATATTATAATAATACGAATCATTAGCTCCAGCTGAATTTCTAGCTATAGTTGCATCTCTTTTTAGATCATTTATGCCAATCAGTTCTCCCAGTTTTGATGCAAGCGACTGCATCGTCATTTTTGCCGCATCCCCGCTACTTTGTAAAACTCTTACATTTGCGGCATCCGTCACTGTCGGAAGTTCATTTTCATACACGTCATTTCCTGTTGCAGCAGCGGCGGCAAATGTTGAAGTTTCAGACAAAGCCATAACCATTCTTGTGGAAACCATATCCACCATTTCATCTACTGTCACATTTTGTTCGTTGCCGTCTTTATCCACAGCTTTAAAGCCAACTATATTTTCTAAATTCAAATCACTCATAATATCCAAATTTTATAAAGTTCTTATATAAGTTTTCCAATCTTTTTGATGCTCCTTGTAAATACGCTTTCTATGCTTCAACTTGTAACGAGTAAAGGAATCATCCGTATAGTTTTTCAAGTAATCAGGATTGCCCTGATTGGCGTATGCGGCGATTTCATACGGAATGGTATAATATGCCGAACTCGCAGGATGGCAGATAGGGTTTCCCTTGATCCACTCGACAAAATACCGCCAATAGTATTTTACCCATGAGCCGATAACCTGTGCCTGACGCAGGTGTATGGTTTCGTGCGTCAGGCTTTCCTTACCCGCATAGGTCTGCATATACCTATCTATGTTCTCCTTGTTCTCGGCACGGTATATCATCCGTCCGCACCACATCATGAAACGGTATCCCTTGAAAGGATAATGCTTCATGGCAAGCAGCTCAGGAGTGTCAAAATCACCCGGCTTGCTTGAGAACAGCATCTTGATTAATTACCATAATTCTTTCATAGCGTTTCTATTTCAGATTCAAGTTCAGCGATATGGTTGTCTATACACGTGTTCACCTCGTCATTAAAGTTTGCTATATCCAGTTCCACACATCCGGCACTTGACCGGGCGCTGCTGTAGATACGGACATAGCCTCCGTTATTCAACGTTTCCTTAGCCAGCTTCAGTTTCGCCAGTTCGTCATTAATTCGGCTGGCGCGTTCCAAATTCTCAATCTTCATGTTGTTCCTCCTTCTTTTTATCCAGATAATCATTCAACGAATCGGCCAGCAAGCCGGACAACATAGGGGTAGAACGTCTTATGATATCCACCTCCTCTTCGTCAAGTTCCACACCATCTACAGTCGACTTGAAGATTTTCTCCGCAAGGAGATGCGCCTTCAAACCCGCTACGTTCTTGTATATCCAGTCACCGAAGGCTTCAGTGATGTTACTGGCTATAAGCTTTTCTTTTTTAATCCCGTCATAAATAGGAAATTGTGCAAAATTTATTTTCATACTTTATATTTAAATTATCCGCAATAAAACATAACCCAATAATTACCCATACACTTAATGAAGCCGGATGCAAAATCCAAATCAATATAAGACACCTCCTGTCCTCCGGGAGCAGGCAGGATCCGTCCTCCTGTCAATCTTACTCCGCCGCTCATACGTTTGAAGTATATGGTATGTCCCGGAACATCCGGAGGAAGTGTCACTTCTATATTGTCTCTATTAATAAACATCACATTATCATCGTTGTTGTTCAATGAAGCTTTGACAGAGATATTCCTCCAGTTCCCCACTATGCCATGAAGAGACACATAACTGTCATTGTTCGGATGAAGGAAAATGTTACCCCCCTCCACGAACAGAGGAATGCTCAGGGTCTTGATGTGCATTCCGATCATAGCATTTGGACTCTGTATATCAATTCCGGCATCATACTTAATCCCTTCAATAGTGACAAACTGCGTGTTTCCCCCGATTCTTACGTTTGCAAATGTCCTTTCGTTATAAAATTCAATTTGCCCGGCAGACAGGTTGAAACCGACGTATTTATTTGTTTCATTTTCATAAAGGATCTTTGAGGACAATACTCCCGAAGCGATGGAGAACGGACCGATACGTCCTTTATCCGCTGTGATTGTTCCTGTAATCTCTGCATTCTTACATTTGAAATACCCGGTTACGCCATTGATAAGAAGAGTCTCACCTTCATCGTTGTGGGATTTAAGCACATTGTTTTTGAACATGAATCCGGCTACATTCGCACCATCGGCAAACAGGGTGTCAGTAGCGATATTCACAAACTTCTGCATGGCTTCCCAGTTCGAATCCCCGTTGGCTGATGTGGGTGCAGCGGTAACGGAAGCACCGTAATTCTTTACAAGGAAATTATAATAAACTCCCCCTATCAGATATATGACCTTATCCCGGTAATCCGCATTCCAGACATAAGTCTGTCCTGATGTGAATACACCTCTGTCACGGGGAAACGCCCCTGTTGCTCCTGTTGCTCCTATGGAACCATCATTAGCAACACCCACCCCTTTTTCAGCGATAAAATTATTATTCCATGCGTTCGCGTCCGATGCGGATTGATAAGCCCGGACGGCAAACTGGGTGTATCCGGCTGTCGCTGGAACGGATATCTGATTGCTTAGGGTAGCACCTACATGCGCCAGCCAGCTTCCGTTGTATTTGCGTGCAGCAAGATAGAACCTGTTCGTATCGCTCACATTACCGCCTACATTCTGTTTCATGGTAACGACAAACGCTGACGGTGACGGTGTGCCCGTACTGGTAAAGTTTATTGTGCTTACCGGGCTGTCAAGCCAGTACGAAGCGGACGGTTCGACACCGGAAGTCATTTCCTGCCAGTCGGAGTTGACAGCCTTGTCCGATCTCTTCCCGGAAAGTATGTAACCGCCATCCTTCTTCCTTAGATAACGTCCACCTCTCACACGAAGAAGCGGAAGTGGCGGATTGGATGTTTGAACCTTGCTTAAGTAAGATCCTCCGGCAAACGATACTGTACTGTTTTTCGCATACGGAGTGTTGGCGGACTCCCAATGACCGGCTGCTGTGATGCTCTCACCGTCAGCACCGTCCTTACCGTCAGAAAGCATGGGAACGGTTTCAATATCCACTATCTGGTCATTCACATAGAAAACAAACTTCAATGTCTTCGTAAAGTTTCCGCTTGATATGGCTGTATTGTTGTTTATGGTAGTTTCTGTTCCACCGTCTATGCTGTATTTCAATGTACCGTCCGTTGTGGTGGATATCACGCCTCCCACTGACTTTTGCCTGTAACATGATACGGAAGACACGCTGTAGTTCCCATTCTTGTCCTTGCTTACAGAAGTGGCAGAAACGATTATACTGTATAGCACGGCATCTGAACCGTCCGCACCTCCACGGACCCCGGCTACAGTGAATGACAGATCACGGGAATACTGCTGCCCGTTCTTTGTAGCCCTGATTGTGATCTTCACCGTGTTTGTCGCAGCAAGAGTAGCTCCGGCAGATACCGATATTGTCACCACTCCCGTATTCTTGTCTGTCGCACACAGAAGATTTGTGTCAGGTGTACAGGTGATGCTGTCAAGGGTGAGCTTTTCCGTTCCATACCACATACTGACAGTTGTATTCCAAGTCTGTGAGGATACGACCTTTCCATCTGAAGTAAGGGCTGCATTGACCATCTCGTTATCGAAGTCCGCCATGATGGCATTCTCCCCGTCCTTACTCCAGCGATGCACCACAGCCGGATCACTGAACTCAGACCATACGCCATTTTCCTTAAAACGTGTACAACCCCATTCAACCTGATGGTCTGCGTCCGTACCAAGATAATTATCCGTCCAGCCTTCCGGAACATAACCATCTTTCTGCTGACTGTCCGGCTTTTCAGGGGTGTTATCTATGATATTGCCTCTTGTATATATATACTCATAGCCCTTACCGTCTTTTCCGTCCGATATCATAAGCTGCCATCTTCCGTCCTGATAGATGTAGGTAGCACGGTCAGTCGTGTTACGGTATGAATCACCGTTTTTCGGATTGGCAGGAGCCGTGGCAAATTCACCAAGGAAAGTGATACTCTCACCTTTCAGTTCACGCCCGTCAAGCAGCATATCCCAGTCTTCGTTAACCTCCCAGTCGGCAGGTTTCCCGGCAAGATAATAACCACCGTCCTTCTTTCTTAAGAAATTGCCACCTTTGATACGCAATATTCTGATGGGAGGATTGGAGGTTTCCACCTTGGATATAAAGACACAATTGGCAAGAGTGACCATTGTGTTGGCTTTGTACGGGGTTTTGGAGGATTCCCAATGACCGCCACCTATTACAGACAAACCGTCAGCACCGTCCTTACCTTTGAACAGCGACCATGTGTAGTCGGAAGGGTTGCTGCTCTCCGTGACGGTCTCCTTATTGACTGCTATGCCTATATACTTGGTGTTGTCGTTCGGCTGCTGGTACATACCCGTACCGTCCGCGTTATCCGAATAAGCTATCCATGTGTAATAAGTTTTTCCGTCAGCTCCGGGTGCACCGGGAACACCCTGCTCACCCTTTATCTCACTCCATGTGTAGTCAGAAGGGGTGTTGCTCTCCACCGCACTCGTCTTGTTGTAGGCGAATCCGATATACGCTTTCCCTGTAGGATTATTGCTGATACCTCCGCCCTGTGCGTTGTCGGCGTATCTTATCCATGTATAGTAAGTAACACCGTCCTTTCCCGGCGTTCCGGGAACACCTTGCGGACCTGTCGCTCCGTCCGCTCCTTCCGCCACTTGTTTCAACCACGCCGGATTACCTTCTGACGGTTCTGTTGTCGTTCCGTTATCATCAACACACAACCACAAAGCCCCGTTATGTGACACCCGGTCATAGTAGGCGTACTTCCCTGCAACCCATTCACCCTTGTCCAAGGGTACACGAACCTTGTTTCCCGTTATCTCATCTATCTGGAAGATAAGCCCAGTCAATAAGACCTGTTGCAACACGGCTGAATATTTCTCGCAATCAATTCCGTTAACGGTCATGCCCTTTTTTTTGCCGAACCACGCAGGCATCTGCGCCGGCTCCGGGTCCCAAGTGTTGGCATTGTCAAAAAATGTAATACAGTTGTTTCCGTTGACTGAATCAATAAGTATATAAGTCTGGCGTTCCGGGTCCGTAAAGTTACCTGTTTGTGCCAATACCATCTGCTCGGCAGGTTTCCAGTCAGAATGCCCCGGACGGGGAATGACAGTAAACTTCTTGGCTGTATAATCTGCGGCAGTCACCCGGAATTTCATTTCTTCAAAGCCGTTCAGCTTGCCTTCGCTATTTTTAGTCACAAAATAGGTGGTAAGGATATCATCAACAAACTGGCTCAATCCGTCCGCGTCCGTCAGATCGGGAGTGATGGTGTAGGTTCCATCGCCGTTATCCACGTATGACAATACGGTACAACCACCACCGGGGGAGTTTACCATACGTCCTTTGAAATAGGTTGTACGGTTATAGGCTATTTCAGGAACAAACAAACGCTTACGAAATACACCGCTTTCCATTTCAAGATTGCCCTTTTCGTCTATGTATCCACCTAATACGCCGGTAACGAAATCACCGAACTTGGCATATTTCTTAATGACAGTTCCGCCCAGTAATGATAAAAGAAAATTTGTAGAGTCCTCCTTGTCTTTGCGCAAAAAATATTTAGCCAATTCACTTATATTTGCACCTCCCGATATGGCAACAACCCTGTCTTTATTGGTTCTTATGTAAATAGAAGGATTATTATCATCATTATGTATGTATATCTCTCCCTCATTCAACCCTTCCAGTCGCTTTTCAAATGACGGGGATATTTTCGGTATAATCGGATTTCCTTCATCATCCGTTTCCGAACCGTACCACAATATCTTTATAGGACGATTTCTAGCCATGATTACACGTAATTTTCATTAACAAAAGCAGCTTTCGCCTTCTTATATTTCAACACATCGTCCTCTTCTGGATTAGTTAGTAAAAACGCGATTCCTGAAGATGAAGTTGCAATCTCTGTTTTGCCTCCGATCCCGGCGATATCATTTTGTCTAGGGCGTAAAGTCACTTTATATATAAACATCTGTTTCTTACCTATTGTATCAATCTTTTCCGGGACAGAATCCCCTTCCCGTACAAACAAATTACCGTTTATGCTGACGTGAGAAAGGCAAAGTACCTTATTTATAAACTCCGCTATATAATACGGAACGCCACAACTTGTCCCGAAAACAAAATCAAATGTTTTATAAGGGAGAGAATACATTTCTATTATCTCCTGCTTCTGATTCACAAACTGTTCGTTTTCAACTTTCAACTCCACCCCATCCGGCTTGAATCCTCCTATTATTCTGAACTGGAACATCTGCCGAACCTCATCAATCCAGAATATATTATCAAACGCAGAATTATTATCTTTATGGGAATATTCAATCAGAATAGAATCACCTATATTCTCACACACGCAGAACTCCTCACATTCTTTATCGCCTATAGTTACTGTATATATCCCCTCCGAAGGAGATAATGAGGCATAATACATCTTAATGCTTTCATTTACATCATAAGTAAGCAGTGTTATCTTGGAGGAAATATTGCCGATCTTATCATTCAAATAAGCTGAAGGTTTTTCGCCGTTATCACAAAAGATTTGCAGCAGGATGTTGTCTGACACAGAAAATACTTGTCTGAAACATCCAGCATTTGAATATTTATATTTCAGCGGTTTAAAGAATAACGGACAAACATCTCCGATTGATATCATAGTCTTTTCGTAAGTTTCTAGTAACTTGTGACTTCACAAGCTTTCATTGCAAATATAACAATTAAAATTTGAATCTTTATAACGAATTTAAATTTTTCACGATCAAAGTTACCTTTGAACTTTGTGATTTTGTAAAATTGTAATCAGCCTGCTGATAATATCCCTGTACAACTTTGCCTTGGTATTCCATTTCAACAATTCCTGTAAGATCTTCCGGAAGTTCCACATCCGAAGTCTCAAATTCCACCTCCGCCACAGTAAACATCCTTTTTGAAAGAATTATATCCCTACTTTCCCCCATTCCATCAATACCCACATCACTATTACCATCTGATGACGCAAAAGTAAGCATCTCAACAGATGAGCCGATGTATGCTTCATTGGCCAAAACCATAGAAGAAGGGGAAAACATGGCATTGAACATTGTGTCAGGGCTGAGAACGCCACCCATAAGATAATCCCTGTTCAATATATACTTAAGTCCAGACGAATCAGATTTTACCCCTACCATAAATAAATCAGTGTCACTTTCGTTGTCTGTAGTATCTTCACCTATCTTGTCAGCAAGGAACTCTATGCCGTATGCGTCCGCACGGTATGGAGATATCATTTCAAGGCTATTGTCCGTCATGGTCACGCCTGTGGTATATTCATTCGTAAAACGGAACTCATCCTTTCCATTAGCCGTGTCGTAATCCTGTTTGTCAAAGCCTATCCGTATCCGAGAATACACCAATGCAGAATTAACCTTCATCTCATAATCAGATAAATCATCTATCCTTTTGACAACATCATCCGAGAAGTATTTGCTTCTATGCCGAAAAGTTACTGTATTCCCGGATATGTCGTAAGCATAACCAAACACATAACTCATCCAGTTTGCAAATTTGGTGAAGGATGTATATATTTTGGCTCCAGGAATCTTACGGGCTGATTCAGCCGCCAAGAGCATACAATTATCAAGCCTTCTATCTCCTGTCCCCTCAATCACTCCAGTCAAACCATCTTTCTCTCCATTAATACTTTTAAGCAATCTGTTCAGCAATGTATCGGGCTTTATAACATCCATCTCAACAGGGTTTATTCGATTTTTCCATGATGCTTTAAAATAACTTGATGTTGAGACTTTGTATGGCAAATCCGGCAATACAGGTACAATCTCTTCTTTCTCATTGACATACATAGCTCTCACTATTATTTTATCATTATGCAAAAGACTTATATTGTACGATTCCGAAACCTTCTTTTCCACTGGCGTTTCTGATTCTGTCGTAAGTTCAAAACTTCCTATCACCGTTTCCGTAGTCACCGCTTCCCCATTACTATCAATCTCATTACTTATCTTCATAATCTGGAGCCTCACACCTCTTACATCATATCCCAAAGCACCAGACTGATATTTCCTAAACACAAACATATCAATATTAAACTCTATATTTATCCTAATTGATTTCAGAGCCTTTATCGAATATACATCATCACCACCTACTGTTTGATCATTAAATTCAAGAGACCCCTTTATTAAGGAATCACTGGCAGTTATATATATTGGCATTGGTGACATTTTCTTGCTGAAATAAACATTAATAAGAGTGTCATCGTCTTCCAATGTATCACCTGTAGGAATCCATTTTGCTGATTCTGAAAGTTCAAGTCCGTCATAAACAAGAGGAATGGGGCTTTTCACCTCTTCGACCGAATATTCATATTGAGTTCCTTTTTTTGACTTTATCATGGACGCCACGCTATCATCCACGGCATTTATCTGTAAGATACGACCATTATCCTGCAATGTAGAAAAATTGAGAGCGCAACTAAACCGTTCATTATACAACCAACTGTTATTTCTTGTACTTATTATTATTGAGGCAGAAGCATTCAAATAATCTTCATCATATTGTTTTAACAGCAATTTTCTAGCATCCCCAGCAAAAGAAAATTTGTTGGAAAATGTACGGATAACACCGTCATAGTCATTTCTCTTGAAACTAGCCTTCACCTCGTCCCAATTCTCAAGATCATTAGTAACCCTGTACCTCAGACCATTTATTAACAATTCACAGCGGTAGAACATTTCTTATCCATTAATTTGCCGTTTGTAAAATAATGCTTATTTTTGTCGTGACAATGTAATTTTCATATAATCAAAGTTTTTTTGTTTTTAGGACTGTGAAGTCCGATTGTTCTAAATTGTGTTTGTGTACCCGGTAAGCGTACCGGGTTTTTAGTTATCCTTATGCAAATATAGTTATATTTTTATCTCATATAACCATTTTGTTATATTTTCTTAAGTCAAACTTGCCTACTGTCTTTTTACCAGTACACACTATCAGTTTGAGATGCTTGCCATATATGCATTCAAATCTATTATTTTGTTCTTCCATTTTTTTGAGTATGTTCTCTAATTTATCTAATGTTGTCATAGTCTTTTTATTTATGTTGCGAATCACAACGTTAACGGATATAAAATTACTCTAAACCCACCGCCCGAATTGACGGTGGGATGTCATTAATTTGAACGTTGGTCGTAACCTCCAACAGTACTTACGCTTCTTATATATATGTGGCAAAATAATATTAGTCCTTATAGAAGAAACTCTCACCGGGCTTCCTCGTAAGTCTGTAACCTAAGTACAGGCAAATAAATACTATTGTTATCTCTATCATAATTTGGGGTATAGTTGTGGCTGTCGGGCATTGAAACCGACCGCTAAATGATTGTTTGATAATACTATGCTGCGGGATTTAATTCTCCTTTTATCTGCTTGATGGCTTTCTTCACGTTCCAATCATTTTCATATAGAGCAATAATGAAGCGTCTACCTTTCTGCGTCCATACAGTATATGTGTTGGTATGGGTATTACCTCTTTCACTTGTGAAAATGTTGGTTCTCGTTTCGTGCATTCCCCATTTGTCGTATGGTGATTTAAGAAGCCATTGCCCGGACTGCTTGAACTGTATTCCAAGTTCTTTCAGTTTGTTGTTTAGTTTCTCTGCCGACATACCTATCTCTTTTGCTATTTGAGTTGCAGTAAGAGCATTCACACTCTGCAAGTGATTGTCGTAGTAGCTGACTTTGGGAGCGGATTCCTGCAACTCTTTTGTTTGCAACTCAACCGTTTCAGAAAGATGGTTATTCTCTAATAAAAGGCGTTCTTTCTCTTCTTCGGCTTGAATCACCATTAAGGCAAGTTCTTTTCGGGAAAGTTCACGTGTTTCAAGTTCCTCCCAACGGTTAATAATCTTAGCTCGCAAATTTGCATCATACCCACTTGCAAGGAGTAAACAGTCTTTTTTAGTAAGTTGGTAACAAGGGCTTTCTCTGTTAGATTTGTCAATATAAGAGGTTAATTCAAAATTGAATGCACCTCTATCTTCCAGTTGTTCAAGGATATTGCGAATGTCTCGCATTACATTTGAATGGGCTTTGCCTGTGAGTTCTGCTATTTGCAAAGAACTCATTGTGTTCTTGACTTCTAATAATCCAGTCATAACTTCAGAATTTTGAACAATAAAAAACTGCGCTACGTGCTGTTCAAGTTTCCAAAGCAAAACTCCGTGGGTATTTCTACTCCACGACACGGCGCAGTTATATCTTTATATTTTAAAGACACACTTAATATGTATAGGCACAAAAAATGCCGCTATGTTTGCGGCTTCGTACCGCTTCGGAATTTGAACATTACAAAGGAAAGCATAATTTTTGATATGGCAAAGAAAAAAGCAGAAAATATTTGCATGCTTGTATCTAATTAGTTACTTTTGCATTAAACCAAAAAACAATATGACATGCCTGAGATATGTAGATTTTTCGGTATTATAATAAGCCTCTATTGGAAAGACCATAACCCTCCGCATATTCATTTCTCCTATGGCAGCTATGAGTGTTCCATCAGTGTATTGGACAGAATTGTGGACGGGCAGGCTCCGGCAAAGGTAATAGCCAAGGTCAATCAATGGATGGACTTACACGAGGCTGAAATTCTTTCTTTGTGGGAGAAAGCTCAAAGAGGAGACAAGATTGATAAAATAGAACCTTTAAAATGATAAACGTTTATGTTACGAGTAGTAGATGTAGATTACATTAAAGATTACGAGCTTCTTGTGACATTCAGTGACAAAAGCAGAAAAAGAGTGGACTTGAAGCCATATCTTACCGGAGAAGTCTTTGGAGAGCTGTTGGACAAAAGCAAGTTTACCCAGTACGGGCTTACACGCACCACAATCGAGTGGGCGAACGGTGCGGACTTGGCTCCTGAGTTCTTGTACGAAATAGGAACTATATCCTGCTGAATATCAGGAATGAAGAAGATTGATTATACCTTGCCTACCAATTCCGGTAATCTTTCTATGGTAGATAATATGCCCATTGTCAGCAACCTCTTGCTTTATATCAAACCAGCCAAGGGTTGCGTATTTGGTATATGGAACCCATGTCTGATTAACCTTGTACTGCACACCAAGTTCTTTTAAACGGTTATTGAGTTCAATTGCCGATTTAAGCCCCAATTCTTTAGCAACTTCCGTACATGTATAGGTCTTATTTACATGGGTAAGAATAGTTACCTGTTTCTCGGCTTCAATGCGTGCTGACCGTTCTTCTTTTAGCTTAGTGAGAAGTTCAATACCAAAATCCGGATTATTCAGTATCTGGTCTATAACATTATCGGTAGCATATATGCCATGCTTACGGATAGAAGGAAGAACTTCATCACATACCCAATCCTGAAACTGTTCGGCATTAGGAAGATTACTTCTCATTATTAACCGATATACATCCTTTTCTGGAATATATACCATATTAGTTCCACCAATTCCGTTTCCATGTGGGAGAAACACCTTTTTGCCTGATTTGCAATGTCTTTGTATTGCATCAGCTGTATCAGAATATCCCAATGCAGTTGCTATATCTTTTGCACAAAACAAAGGTTCTTCACTTGTTCCGGCTACTCTTACTTCACCGAACGATTCATTCTTGAAAATCTGAATTCCATCCATACAATTTTCGTACCGTGCTCCTTTACACGGGAAAAAGGAAAGCCGCCAACCAAATGATGCAATATTGTGGAACTCTACACCAAATGACCGACGGCTTAATATCTTATGTAGACAGAGTTCCACCAATGTCCTCATTTATTTTCTGCCACTAAATTACTTAAAAAAATGCATCATATAGACAAAAAAGTAAATTTAACAAAACCGCACAAACTAGCCTTCAAATCACTTCCTCTTGCGGTTTAATTCATCGATCTCATCGCATGTCTGCCTAACAAGACAGGCGTAAGATCCGGCGGTCCATTCTTTCAGATTGATATGCATCTTATTATATTTTCCAATAGCGACAACTTCATTTATAAACCCCCGTTTTGTAGGCTTCTCCTTCGGTTCCTCATTCTTTTCCTTACTTATCTTGTCCAAATCATATTGTGCACGGGATTTTAACGCGGATATTCTAGCATTCATAGCCATTACATCACCTTTTTTACACGAATAACCTATCTTCATCAGAATATCACGCACCTCATCATACATTTTCAACTTCATCATGTTCTCACATGCCTTCATGCACTCCACGGTCATTGCGAGATTCATACGTTCATTACAATTCAATATCTCAGAGGATAACTGTTTGCTCCCGACAATTTCTATATAGTCATTGATAATTTTTGCCGATGCAGCCCCTTTGTCCTCATCGTCAAATTCGATAGTATTGCTATCATTGGTATAGATCTCTATAAAAACGGACAAGGGAAGTTCATATATGTCACTTGTATACCTCATAATCAGATACTTTTTGAAAATTGCTGATAATTGTTTTCTCTTATCGCCTTGGCTAATTTTGCAAATCCTATCTGCTGTGATTTCTCCAGATGCCCTATCTTTTTCTCCAGTTCGCTATAATCATTAACTATTGATACAGGAGGAAGATTGTTTTCGCTTCTATATGCCATAAGACCATCAAAATCATTTGCATGAGCCTTTATCCTGTCCATATCCACAGCATAAGGTATAACCTTCGCACCTTTAGGGATGTCAACCAAAGTAGGGACAGACGGAGTAATATACGCCCCTTTATCTGTAACGATCGTTTCAGGAACACCACCATCACCCACTACAGCCAATCCGCCTTTATGCGAATCAGTACCCTTGGCGTATTTTGGAATAGGAGTCGCTATAATAGTAGCAAGCTGTATCGCCCCCATAGCACCTATAGCAGCTATCATAGGTATTGCAGCAGGGAAACCCAATTCTTTTATCGTCTGCAAAATACCACCTGCTATCTGTATAGCCGCCTCAGCTATACTGGTAGCTTTCTCAAACTTTGCCTGTTTTGTTTTTAATGCAGCTTTTTTCTTCTCCAATTCGGCATTCTTTTGTGCCGTCTTATCTTCCGCCGCACGTTTACGCGCTTCGGCTTCTTCTGTTGTTATAGCACCTCTTTCTTCTAAAGCCTCTATACGGGAAATTTCCTCTTCACCAGCTTTCTCATTCGCTTCCTGTTCAGCCTCAACAGCTTCAATCTGGCGATCATAAATGGATGATATCATACTACCAATCCCACTAACCATCGCTCCCCACATCTCGGTAGTTCTTTCTATTTTCTCACCATCTGTAAGCTCTCCCCAAACGCCTGATATCTTATCAGACATAATACTGAATCCCTTATCCATCCCGTCAAATATACCGGCAAACGGACTATCGATATCCGATGCAAGACCTTTCAATGCAGAAAAAGAACCTTTCAACGCTTCAAAATTCCTTCGTGTGATATCCTGTTGCTCTTCCGCTTTTTTCAACTGATCATCCGCATTTATAGAACCTATCTCTGCTTCCATTGCCTTTATGGATTCTCTCAACGTTTCAATCTGTTGCTTGCTTACCACGCCCGATGCTTCCGCTATCTCGATCATTTTTTCAGTAGCATCTATCTGTATCTGCAATTGCTCGTTTGCGGCTTGCTTCTCCAATTCACGCATGGCTTCATCATATTCTTTTCGCGACATCAGCCCTTTTGAATAATTTTGTGTTATAATGTTTTCGAGTTCCTTATATCCAGTACTTGTAGCTGCTATACGGAGAGATGATTGTTCCTCTTCCAGTCTGAGCATCTCATCAGTATACTTTTTCTTTTCCTCGATCCTTTTTTTCTCAGCCTCTGCCAACTTCTTAGCATATTCCTCATTCTCTTTCGCTATCTTCTGCATTCTCTCTTGGCCCAACATTTCCCGAAGTTTGTTCTCTTCCTCAGAATATCCCTTTACAGCTGCTATCTGGTCTTTATATTCTTTCTCTATGGCAGCAAGACTACGTTCATGCTCATCTTTAATGAGAGAAACGGACAAGTCAGCCATTTTATTCCTAAGATTCTCCATGTATTGCGCTAAATCATCCGATGCTTTATCGGCAGAATGAGGATTAAATGTAACATCTCCAATGTTAATAGAATTTGCCATATCTCTACTAGCCTTATCTACTTGATATAGCTGATTTAATAAAGAACCTATTTCTTTATCCAAGTCTTCAACCTGCTTGTTTAACTTCCCATACATGTCTCTAGCTGTATCCATAGCTGCCCCTTGACTGGATTCATATTGTGCTTTCATCTGATCTCTAGCAGATTCAAGTTTCGCACGTTTTTCTTCTTTTTCTGCCAACTGATCTTCCAAGTCTAATTTTTGTTTAGCCTGTTCTACAAGCCGATCTTGCACAGCTCTAGCTTTAGCCGAAGCTAATATGGCATTAGATAACCTTTGATAACTATCAGCCGCTTTACCTGCAAGAATGTTTTCATCACTTATATTTTTAAAGTATGAAGGATATTGCTTCTTCAGTTCCTCAACGGCTTTTTTCCGCTCTCCCATAGGTTTATTCAAATTGACAGCAGCCCTATATAATATATCCAATTTAACAGCTTCATCTTGGGCATTTTTCACACCTTCTTTTTGAGCTTTATTCAAATCCTCCTGAAGCTGTTTTAGATAATCAATTTCTTTTCTCGCATCAAACAGGCTACCCACCCATTTGGTTATCTCACCTCCATAACTCGATAAAAGAGTTATCCCAACAACTAAAGCCGTCTGCCAACTAAGAAGGGAACTCAATACCTGTTTAAATACAGGTGTAGCAGTCTGCCCCGATTTCTTAAGAAGTTCATATTCCCCCCTTGCTTTCTTTAACTCATCAATAAATGTAGGAAGGTTATTGGATATGGCAAGAAAGAAAGTATTGGCACTAACAGACAAAGCCGGAAGTTCTCTCGCAATCTGTTGTATGGAAACATTAAGACCATTCCAACCCGAAGCATAATTACCCACATTACGTTGGTAATTGCCCATCTGTGCATCTATATCCTTTAATTGTTGATTCAACTTGCCGATATTGTTCAAGATATCCATACCTTTTGCTCCCTCGCGTGCAGCTTGTGAAAGGTTATAATATTCCTTTTCCAACTGAAGCATTGAAGCCTTCATCTCGTTATAGCTTCCTGTAGTGGCAATCGCTACCTGTGTATGATTTCTCAATATCGCCAAATATTGTTTATTCTGCTCTGTCAGCGTGCGTAACTGGGATACCGTAGCATCTCTTTTGGACTTGTATTCCTCTTCGCTGATAGCACCTTTCTTATACTCCTTCGATAATTCCCTCAGAGATGTTCTTAAGGCTGAAATTGTTTCTTTGTTATCACTTAACCTACTGTTCAATTCGGAGGCTTGCGCATCAAAAGCCTTTACCGTCTGACGGATTGAATCAAAATCAGCAGCAGTCATGGATATTTTCTTAGATGCTTCTTGAAATGAAACAGAAGCATTTTCCGCATCTTGTGACACGTTTTTCAGATCTTCGGAAGCACCTCTCAAATTTACTTTTACTTCCGTTATCTTGTCTGCCAATGTATTCAATGGTTTGGTAAGAAGCTCTATCTTACGGGAAATATCGGTCAATAACTTTAATTGACTAGCCTGTAATTCAGACAACCTATTTTGAGAAGCATATAATTTGGTAATTGTAGTATTATAACTGTCAACTTTAGACTGGTATTCTCTTAGATTACCCGGCTTAAAATTTATGCCATCACTTAATTGTTTTGTAAAATTCGCATATTCGGAAGATGTGGTTTGAATATTAATCCTTATCTCATTCAACTTCTTAACGATGTTAGGATCAATCGCATCAGTAATTTTAAATTCTGCTCCTGCCATGGTCTTTTCGTAAGTTTTGGGTAGTGCATGACTTCATGCACCTTCTAAGAGCAAAGATAGTGATTTTATTGATATTATGAAGGTGAGGAAATAAAAAAGGGAGAAGCAAAAACTTCTCCCCGTGAAAAATAATTTATTTAAATTACCAATCATCATTTTCATTGCCCACAAGACCATTCTTCACAGCTTCTTCTATTTTATCCATAATAACATTGGAATATGCATGAGCCATAATCAATGCTTTAGACGATGTTTTCTTTGCCTTATGCTGATCTTTGGGGCTGAAAGGATAACATGTTTCTATACCCCATTTTTCTGTTTTCTTTGTCGTGTCCGCAGGCTGTCCTGTTGTACCAGCAGAAAAAGCCCCCATCCATCCGCCTCCGATGTTCTGCTCAACCTCATAATATTGAAGCGTATATGTAACACGAATTTTTTTATCTTTAATATCAACTTTTATAACAGGGTGGATGTTAACATTATAAGCTGTCATTCCTCCAATATGTTGAGCGATTCCTCCCACAAATCCTTTAGCAATAATTACTCCCGCATCCTTATCATTCAATTTAATTACTGAGTTCGCATCGTTAAAAGACTCCGCAAACCAATGGTTTAAAGTAATATATAGCTGCTCTTTAGTCTGTTCCCCACAATCAATTATTTGCTCATAGGTCAAACTCTGATTCTTATCCAATACCAATGAAGAACCTAAATTTTCAGCCGCATCCACCCACTTATCACCATAATTTTCCTTTGCATATTTTTCTAATTCTTCCGCTCTCATTACTTGAGCACTCAGATTCATACTGAATAATGAAACAATCATTAAAAATAATACTTTTTTCATATAGTTATAATAATTTGGTTATTTTCAGCAAAGTAATATACTTTTAAAATCAAATCAAAACATTACGACATATTTGTTTACAATTTAGAATACTGTCTAAATAAATTACAAACATAGCATTTCAATCTTCATGTTTAAATTTCACCTTCTCACTTCTTTTCCCAGTGCATACAATCAGTTTGAGATGCTTGCCGTATATCCGTTCAAGTCTATTATTTTGTTCTTTCATTTTTTGAAGTATAATTTCAAGTTTATCTATTGTTTTCATAGTCTTTTCGGGTTATGTTGCGAATCGCAACGTTAACGGATGTAAAGAGTCTGCCCACCTCGTAAAATAAGGTGGGAAAGACTTGATTAATATGTAAGATTTAAATTAGGCTATTTTCATCAATTTTCCGTCAGAACGTTTGCCACCAAACAGGTAATTGATGTATGCAAGCCCTTTCTGTGTGCATAGCACAACCATCACGACAAAGCCCGGATGATTATCTCTTGGGATAGGCTTTTCTTTCATCTCAAAGTAGCCTGCATCAATATATTTCTGTTTTGGCTCATTCCTGTTAGCAAAGAATACTCCTGCTTCACGAAGCTTCTTGAACAAGGTATTTCGTCCGAATGGTAAGCCGAGTATCTTGGCAGCCTGTCCTATATCACATTTGCCTTCCATCGCAAAGGCTTTGTCGGCAAAGTCAGCTTTGGGCTGGAGCTTCTCTATCTTAGCATCTTTCTGTTCGATTTGCTTTTTCTGTTGCTCCGATTCAATACGCATCCGTTCTTTCTCCTTTTCAGAAGCTACCAAAGCCTCCAATGCTTCAATGTAGGTGCTAGGAGTTTGAAAATTCCCGTTTTGTTTGTCCCTTTCCAATTCTTCCCAACGATCTATAATCTTTTCCCTGAGTTTTGCATCGTATCCGCTGGCAAGGATTAGGCAACCTTTCTTTGTAAGTTCATAACAAGGTCTTTTCTCACCCTTTTTATCGGTGTATTCAACCTCCACAAAATTGTGGGCGTTTACTCCTTGATTAAGTAAGTTTCTGATGTCACGTAAGATAGCATCATGTCGCTTTCCAGTGAGTTCAGCTATTTCAAGTGAACTCATCGTTTCTTTGTATAAAATTAAATCTGTCATAACTTGTAGCATTTAAAAGTTATTTATGAAGGCAATAGGCAAACAAAAAGCGGTTACCATATACGCTGCTACAAGTTGATAGTCTACCCCGAAGAGCACACAATAACTTACGTATAGGCAACCGCCAATATCCTAAAGTATGAGCATAAAAAATACCCATATAAAATATGAGCAACTTAACCGCTTGCTCTGCGAGATAGATAATTCTATCAACTTGTAGCACTGCAAAGGTACAACAATTCCTTAAGCTACCAAACGAAAACAATATTTTTTTGAAGGCTTTATCTACCAAACCCGTTAGGGGAATTATCCTAACGGCTGATAATGTGGATAAAAACTCTAAGGCTACATCTTCGTGCATCCAAGTACCACCTCCGTTATGTGATGAACCTGCCTTTGATATAACTAATTGATTTTCAGAAATACCATATTTTCTTGTAATTGCGTTAATTAATTGATTTGTAGCAGGTAAGGACAAATAATCATTGGGACGCTTTCCGTAGATTTTAGCAAGCTGTGTGGCGTTAACCATAACATCATCTTTGATGTCAAAAAGTACTTCGTTTCCATTATAGGAGAAAGTCTTGCTCGTTTCGTGAGCTGACGCAATCTGTACGGTACTATTATTCCCGTTCAAATAGATTTCATTTGGTTGTAGCATGAAATGAAATTATTTGTTATTAAATAAAAAAGCAGACAAATATCCTAGTTTGCTACAACCTACCATTGCCATTGGGCGATGATACACGGATATCGTCTGCCTATATTTTAATATATAAGTTTCCTTACGGGCATAAAAAATCCCATTGGCATATTTAATAGTAAGTTGTAGCACTACAAAGGTACAACATTTTTTCAAACAAACAAATAATGAAAATATATTTTTCATTGTTATTTTCACACGCATAATATCCATCTTTCTAATGACTTTCAACACGCCACAATATGCCTTACCTGTAATTTCTGCAATTTGCAGTGAACTTATTGTTCTTTTTTCGCCATTTTCCCCATCAATAGGTATTAACTTATTAAAATTTTCCATATCTTTGCGATATAAGATTAATATTGTTCCCCGTTGGCGGCTCAGTCACTTCCGCCTCCGGGGATTTATTTTGACTGATTGTAGCAGGTGAGGGATCGAACCTCATTGTGCCATTATTCACTCCTGCTTTCCTCCCTTATACTATCCACGCTTGGAATTGTATAAAAAGAAAGTTCCGTAATAGGTGCAAGCTACTACGGAACAGTCATATATAAACTCCAATAGGAGAATATTTAATCAACATCAAGTAACGCCTTGCACTTGTTACAGATACAAAGGTAAATGATGTTTTTATCTTATACAATGGTATGAATATTAAACAAAAGACAATATCAATTAATAGTAATACTAAGTAACGCATAGTAATATATAGTAACGCAATTATTAAATATTACATTCACAATTTAGACAAAATCTAAATTACAACATAAATGATAGTTTTGTTTTTCAATTAAAAAATAAATATCTTTTCGCACAAGACATTTGAGGAAAAATCAATATTTACATTGGGAGAACATTGGGATATTTTCGGTAATACAATTTAGTCAATGTAGATTTAAGGCTGTTATAGTCTTTGATAAAGCCTAAATCTATCCATTGAGCTATCTGTAATTCTAACTCATATAATTCGCGGATTTTATCTTCATCGCCAATCTTATTACGCATTTCTGATTCATGTTTGCCATAAACTATGATGTTTAGAGACTTGGCTAAGTCCTTAATCTTTTTCTGGAATATATCCCCAGGGAGTATTGAACAAACGGCATGACACATAGCAGGATAAGCATCTCCAGCTAAATTACGGTATTGAATCATCTCATCATATACGAAGCGTATTACCTTTACTTCAAAGCGAGGATTAATCCACATGGCAAATTTGGTAAATAAGAAAGGATGCATCCATACTTCTTCTTTAGGTCTGCCAGCTTTACCCTTCTCTTTAACCTTACTCTTCTTAACTACCTGATTATCAATTTTAGGGGAATTTTCCCCTAAACCATTTTCACGTTCTTCAGCTATGAGCGCTTCTATAAAATCTCCAGTTCTTTTAGCCAAAAGAAACTCATCCATTTTTCTTTGTTCATTTCCTTTTACTGAATTCCATTGACGTAACAAGTCCCCACCGTCAAAATAGCTATCTTTTGTTCTCTGACTAACTGTAAATTCACCCATTGGGCGAATCATGATTTGATTCGTTTTCATGTCTTTTCGTTCACAAGATGTTCCGTACATCTTAATACGGGATATAAAAAAATGCGGCAACCGATATAGAGGAGTCGGCCACCGCATCATATCCATTACTCTTAATGAATATATAATATCTTTCTATGCGAAACCTCTATCTATCGCTGTTGCTAAATTAATAAATAATACGGGAAACGCCAAAATAATAGAATGATAAAAATCACCATTTTACGGAAATATGAATTCAACAAACTCACCCGACCAGTTTTCACCTTCACGACAGAATTTATACACATCTCCAACCTTGTATAATATATAAACACATTCATCCATAACAGCAGCCTTCTCTGCGATTGATCGCATATGCTCCATTTCCCTCATTGACTTATTCCCTTGGCACAAGCAGTTTTTCATAATTCGGTTCAATTCCATTTTTTGTTAATAATACTTTATAGTTCGCACCTCCTTATAAATTTCTCAATAGAGGGCATAAGCCTGTACGTAACATAATGCCTCCTTGCTTTGGAGCTTACCTTGAAAATTTTATAACCATATTTCTTCTCAATATCAGAACCAAAAGAAACGCCATAGCTGGCAATCCTTATACCATTTGATATTGGTATTGCCGTGATGGAACTATAAAAATCTCCACGTATGATAAGGTTTGGAGTATTGTTCCCTCTTGCAGAAAAACCCAGATATGAAGGTTTCGGTTTCTGTATCTTTGTCTTCCAATTTTTATAGCGTTCGGCGTTTTTCTTCCAATGCTCTCCATAAGTTTTTTTAAAGTATGGGTCCTCTGTATATCCGGGAATTAAAGGACTTTCATCGCCATCAACACCACTATATAGCTGTTCTCGTATATATTCCTCAAACTGAGGAACATCCCTTTCCATCTTATCCCTTATCATTGGCTGAATGCCATCAGCCAATTTCTTCCAACATCTCGCGTATTCCTCCAATGTCATAGCAAAACGGGGGATCAATCTCCCCCGCCTCCTAAATTACTGTTATTGATAATTCTATTATATACGGAAACCAGCCTTGATTTCCGCCTTTCTCTAGAAATGTCCTTCCAGAATACATCTATATTCTGAGCGACAAACTCATCCAATGAAAGTTTGACCACCTCGGACTCTATAAATGTGACTCCATTAATTCTCATTGTACCCATTGTTCAATTCCAATGACCCCATTAGCCTGTAAAATAGAAGGAGATTTAAGCACCGGCACACCTCCTGTCGCTGTAAGCACACCGTTACTGTATTCCAGTGCTGATGCACCAGAAACGACCGTTGAAGCCTTCTCAGACAATATAGATCCATAATATGCAGTAAGATCCGTGCGGTCATAATGATCCACGAGCTTATATGTATTTTCAGGAGATGTCATTTTGACAAACTCAACGTAATTCAATCCCTTGAGAACATTTTCCAAATTGACACCCGCTTGCTTTACAGACATGTTTTTCATCATCTTCTCGGTATCGGAATACATCGCATTAAACGCAAGATAAGCCTTCTGACCGCTTGAATCATAAGCCTGTCCTGTAGGGTAAACACCAGATAATGCAAAACCCGCAAGTTCATCTGTCCCGTCATCTTCTCCGTAGATTACATTATTCTTGTCAAAAACATACATATCAAACAATGTATCCTTGTTGGCTACAAGATTAGCTTGTAAAGCTAGATTAAACTTACGCAACGTGAATGTATCCGTCCTTGCCGAATAGCCCGTTATTTCCGACCCGGCATAACCATTTTCTGTTGTATTGGGTTCACCGCCGCTTACCGCGTATTCCGAAAATCCTGTAATAGGATAAATTCTGTCCGGATAATCAGCATGACAGGCTTCCTCCAAAGCCTCAGCAGTCAATTCTTTGGGCAGTTTTTTGCCATGAATGACCAATATAACACCTGCGACCTTGTCCGGTTGCAGGGGGCAGTAACTCATTCCAGTATTAAATCCGGACGTGCTGCCGCACTCTCTAATATCTGTTCGCATAACAATTCTGATTTTTAACTGTTAAATCCAAATTCTTTATTTCAATAGCATCTATCTTTTCGCCAACTTCCTTACCGTCAACATCAACAGCGCCACGTCTTCCAAAACTATAATTTTCTGAATATGTATGGCTTACAATACCGGAGTAACCGAAATCAAATTTATCACATTTTTTTAACTCTTCTATGAATCCGTAATACAAAGGTCGAAGAATACCTTCAAAAGATATCTCACGACGTTGTTCATTTGTATACTTTTCCAGTGTATTGGTAGCGATTATTATGTTTACAGATGCCTTACAAAAATAATTCTCACTATCCCTTTCCTCGTCTAAGGGAACATACAGCCCTATCATTGGGAATTTTCCCGATGCTGTCACCCTGCTTTTCCCAAGAAGAAGAAGTGTTTCCCTTATATAAGAACTGTCACCATATATGTAATTTATCTGTTGATCCATTCTTTTTGACAAGGAAGCACATACATCTGATATTATATCAATTATCATAACCCAAAGGAATTAATTGTTTCCATCAATTCGAAATCGGTGGCGATATCCGGATAGTCCGCATTATTGCCTTGAAGCCATCTCACAAGTCTGATATTCATTCTTACCATGTCGTTCCATGCAAACATCATTTTCCTTTCGGGACTTACAAGACGGCCATCATCTCCATCAGCCTTCACTCCTGTAATAGTCGCCTGAGTGTGATTATGTCTCAAGTAATGGAAGTATATATAGTTGGCGATGGGGGATTTGGAAATCTCCCTATCGCCATCACTATATTTCATGACAAGATGCGCTATAAGATCATCCCATCTTTTTTCCTTAGTTTTTCCATCGTTGGAAATATAGGATGAGAATTCCTTATACAACTTTTCCCCTAGGAGCTTCTCTAAATATTCCGGCTCATATTGCATTACAAAGCCTTGAAGGCTGTCAACAATTGCCTTATTAGTCTCAGAAGGAGTATGTATATTCAATACTGCACCTTCGATATCAAGAATACCACCTTGGAAAAAAGTATAATCCACCAACATTACACAATATCTTTGAGGTTCTTCTTTTTATTGAACAAATCTTCAGCACCGATTTTCTTAGCGTCTTCCATCAATTCCGAAGGAACAGTGGCAACACGTCCATCTTGGAAGAACTTACCTGCAAGTAACATATTAACACTTACTTTATCACCTTTTTTATAAACGGCCCCGTCCTTTGCGAACTCAACCTCATAAGTTTTAGTCAAATTTACTTTCATAATGTTTAATAAATTTATCCGCCAATACCGGCAGGGGTTATAGCTTCAATAACGGTCGCAATCTTATCCTTGACAAATGCAGTTTTATATTGCTTTTTAATATACACCATAAGACGTTTTTCACCAAGGATAGTCACCATATTTTTAGTGAAATCATCATTTTCCCATCCAAGTGTAATGGTAAGAACCCATACATCACGGATGTTAAGATAGTTAAAATCGCCAACCCAAATATCACCTTGTTTGATTGCAGTGCTGGTTTCCACTTTCAAACCTTGAATCAGTTCATCACCAATACGGAAAGGACGGAGATATTGTCCATTAACATCCTTAGTCAACTGCATCTGTGCATAGTCAAGAGGATGCATAAGCACAAGGTTTGGACGATAAGCCATATTGGACATTGATACAATCTGTGTATACATACCAACAATAACATCATAAGTGTTGGGTTTCTCTACTTTCAGAGCTGTCAAAGAGAATGTAGGTATATCACTCCCAATCCCTTTAATCTGACCGCCGGAACCAGTACCAGACAGAATACCTTCTTCTTCTTTCAAACCAATACGATTGATAATCTCAGCCCTAACCTCCGCAACCAACTGAGGCAAATCAGATAATGTTTCTTCGGTTACTTTTGTGCCAAGAGCCACTTTGCCAGCATTGATAGTAACTTCTGCCAATGTACCGCTCATCATAGGCTTAAGACCGCCTTCTGGAACCCATTCGGCTTCTTCTTCACCCGGATTGAACTCCGCATAAGTCAATGATCGTGTAGATATTGCTGCCACATTGGCAAATTTACGGATTACAGTCTGGGAACGTGGATCAACAGATAACTGACTATCAATTGTCATGTTATAATGTGGTGCCACACCCGTACTCTTCAAGGGATCAACCTCCTTCTTGTTTATAATAAGCGTAAGGCTTTTCTTAAAACCGGGGGACTGCTTACAAGCCGTTTTCAAGTCCACAGTTTTCTCTCCGTGCTTGCCTACTGTGATGAAATCCTTCAATTGCTCTTCAATCTGCTGGTCTACAGACTTGAACACCATTTGCCCGTCTTCATTCTTATGCATTGCACCTTTCATGCGAACGATTATCTCTTTCATCTCACCAAGTTCCTTACGCACTGTATCCAATTCCTTTTCGGAATCTATCTTTTGAGAAACCTCATTTAATTTATCCTCAAAAGTTTTTTTGTCGATAGTATCGTCCATGAAATCGCCTACAGTAGCGTTTATTGCGTCCTGCAACGCCTGTAATGACTTCACGGAAACCTCATCCATTACCGACAAATCAATTTTGCTTAAAAAGTCAAATTTCATGCTTCTTTAAGTTTTAAAGGTTTTGTAAATAGTTTTATTTTTTCATCGGCTCCCTCTTCATCAAGTGGCTTGTCTGCCGGCTTGTATCGAGCGAGTGACATCGCTTTTCTTACTAACATTTGGATTTCCTCCCTCTTTCTTATCGGAAGTCCTTTACATACATCACTTATTTCAACCGGAAGTGACTCCAACGCACTTTCATATTCTTCTGCCGATTTCAGACCAAGATATTCAGTTTCTCCGTTACATCCTATGGACACTACGGATATCTCATACAGAATGACTTCCTTTACAACCAAGCAATCACGTTCCCTGTCATATTCACATTTTTCCCATACATAACTATAACCTATAGAGAACTGGTTCAAAGTGCCACTTTCAAGCTGCTTCAACGCTTGATTTCCTCTTTCCACATCATCAATAGACGCTTCAAAGTAAAGCCCTTTCTCATCTTCTTGCAGAAGCGTAATGCGTCCTATAGGCTCATGCATGTCATGCATCCACAACATGATAATCTTATCATTAGCAGAACTTCCCGGGCCTCTCTCCTGTATGCTTTTTGAAAAACAACCTTTCAGGAGCATGTCACCGGACTTATCAATGTTATTGAAAACCGCAGCATAGCCACTGATAGTTCTGCTGCCAGAATCATATTGTATCTCCTTTGCATAAAAAGCTAAGGATTTATACTGCTTCCCCAGCCTGTTTTTGTATTTGCTTGTCTCCATCATTATTTATTTCACTTTTAAATTCTCCCTTAGGATTATCAGGATCAATATCTGTAAAATTGGACATTTCGGTTCTTGCCTCTTCAAAAGTAATCAGCCGATTGTTATACAATGAAGCTACAGCATTAGAGGCTGTAGACAAGGCATCCGCCAATTCTTTCATATCCTTTTGAAGGCAAGGGACATGAGTGAAGTCCATTTTGATTATTGCCCTGTCCTTACATATAGCATTAGTCAGAGCCTCTGTTATAGATTCACTGTCAGGTATAATAAGGTCCTGATATGCCGCTTTCTTTGCTTGAGAAGAGTTATCATAAGTACTTCCTTGTATAATCAGATTGGGGTCAAAGCCTATCGTCTGAGCTATCGCTTCCAAACACGCCTTATCCTCCTCATGAAGCTTCAATTGGTCTGTATTTGACCCTAATGTAATCCACCCTAGTTTCTTAGGAGTCACCATGATTTCATACAACTTATGCACTATACCATATTTCCTTTTGAAATCATCCTGCAATTTCTTGGATTCAGACGGAGTAATAGCTGCATTCCCTACGTCAGTCGTATCATTTCCGTATAGTATCCCTTTAGGTCCTCCATTAACAATAAGGTTTCCTCTCCCTATCAGTTGAGCCATATAGTTTCGAGTATGAGTAGATAATGCGTCCACAGGGGAGTGGAAGGTAATTCTCCCTCCATTATTACTTGGAATATCCATTATCGAATCGTATATGACAAAATACTCCTCATCACCAAGTTCTATATTCTCATTTCCCCAACGTATATATACCTTACTAGCAATTGAAGAAAGCTCTGTTTGAGTAAACGGGCCCTTACCGAATGATTCCATGTAGAATAATTCGGGAGGTATTACCATCATGGATTTAGGGAGATCAGACTTTAAAGCTCTTAGTGTATAGACAGGGCAAAATCCGAAACACTTCAAAGATATCTCAATCTGCTTTATAAAAGAACGCCCACTCTGTATCACATTCGGACGATTCAGAAGAGTCACAATGTCTTTGAAACTCCTCTTCTCGTTTCCGTTAATATCCGTCACATAATACCGCCCATTCTGCATCATTCTTCCGCAATGATCTAGAACCATTGCAAACGGCCAACATTCATGTAAGGCTCTTGATTTCCCTTCAACGGTCGACATGTCAAAATCTATATTCCCTCTATTGCCAGAAAACAGATTTTCCACCCATTTAGGAACATAAATAAAATTACCACCATCATCTTTACCATGATAAGTAGCATCACTATACATATCCTTATTCGACTTCTTTAAAGAAGGTATCTTAAACCATTGTTTCATTGTTCAACAATAAAGGCAACCACCGTTATAATACAGCAATTGCCTCCACAGTGATCACGTTCTAAAAGTGGGTATGGTGTAACTTCACACCATGAAGGCTATTGCCTGCTACAAAGGAACAAATTAATTTATTCATTAACAAACAATTTAAATATTATTTTTGTTTAATCTAAATTAAAATAACAGATTATACAACATATATTTTATTAACCTTTTTCCCATGTGGATACAACCTGTTTGATATCTTCGATATTGTCTTCTTGGGAGAATGGGATAGAGAGTAGGGCGTGGATTGAACGGCTGCTGTGCTTTTCGCTGGCGGTCGTTCTTTTTTTTGTATTCTTATTTGCGAAAGAAAGAAGCAATATTTATCTTTGTGGAAGCGTGTGAAGATGCACGCCACATTGATTATGACGAAAGGACATACTACATATTTGATAAAGCCAAGAGCTTGTTGCGGATTAGTTTCCGTAGCAGGCTCTTTTTTGTTTTGTATGACCAAATAAAGAAGACATGCCTCTGTAATAAGAAGTATTGTCAATTCTTAATACAGATGATGAATTACTAAACGCATTTTTGCGTTTAGATTTTGTATCAACGACTTACGAAGATTCAACAGGCAAAAGTAATTAAAAACGTTGATAATTAATGTGATGCAAAAGTGCAGGACATGTTTATTAAATATATAATAAGAAGTAATATGCTAGTTGTAGAAAAAGTTTCGTCTGCTCTTGAAATGAGTGGAATTATGGTTTACGAACACCCACTATTTGGCAAAGTTCGTATGTATGTTGAAAATGGTAAAAGTTGGTTTTGCGGAATGGATATTGCCACTTCTCTACAGTATTCGAATCCATCAAAAGCAATTATAGATCACTGTAAACCAGCCTCCATAACGATTCGGGAAGTAGGGGTACAAACTGGATTAAAAGCAGATGGTACGCCAGCTATACAAATGAAATCAATGAAGTTTATTAGCGAAGGCAACATCTATCGCTTGATAACCAAAAGCCAGATGCCGAAAGCTGACGAGTTTGAGAGTTGGATATTTGATGAGATTGTTCCTTCGGTGGTAAATACAGGTAGTTACTCGCTTCATTCTCAGTATAACGTCCCTCAGTCTTTTGGAGAGGCTCTTATGCTAGCTGCCCAACAGCAAATGAAGATTGAGGAGCAACAGAAACAAATAGAACAGAAGACCGAGCAACTTGATGAGTCCAAAGAATGGTACAGTATCAAGCGTTGGGCAAAGGAGCATAATATGAACTGGCGTTCCATCAACTGGCGAAGAATGAAAGCGTTATCTTATGGATTGGGCTACGAGATCAAGAAGATATTTGATGCCAACTATGGACAGGTGAATATCTATCATATTAATGTGTTCAAAACTTACTTTCAATGAGAGATGTAATCTACAATTTTATCAACGAGCACATGATGATACATATTGTGCTTATAGCCTTGTGTATTGCAGCTACAATGGGGGCTATGTTAGTAGACCTTATCACGGGAGTAATGAAAGCCAAGCAACGGGGGGAGGCAAGAACATCCACGGGATATAAGAAAACAGCCGTCAAAGCGAAGAAGTATTTCACCCCGTTCATAGAATTGTGCTTCATTGACCTGTTATGCTGCGTAGTTATCCCCTTCCCTATTTTTTCAATGATTTGGACGGGTTACTGCATTTTCTGTGAGTTTAAATCAGTCCGTGAAAAATCATGGGAAAAAGCGGAGTTGCGCAAGGCTGAGAAGACAATGAGTGTGATTATCGAGAACAAGGATGATATTGCCAAGATCATGGCTCAGATACTATTTGACAACGAAAATAAAAAGGAGGATAAAAAATGAAGTATTTTACAATTGCGGAACTCTGCAAGTCAACGACTGCTGACCGCTTGGGTATCAACAACAGATGCAGACAGGAGCATGTGACTGCTCTAACTGCCTTGGTGGATAACGTACTGGACCCGTTACGCACATGGTGGGGAAAGCCTATAACAATAAACAGTGGCTATCGCTGTCCGGAACTTAATGCAGCTGTCAAGGGAAGCAAGACCTCGCAGCACATGAAAGGGGAAGCTGCTGATATTGATACTGGAGACCGTCAGCAAAACAAGTTGTTGTTTGAATATATCCGCAAGAACCTGCCCTATGATCAATTGATTAACGAAAGCAATTTTGCATGGGTGCACGTCAGTTATCGAGCTGACGGTGCCAATAGAAAACAAGTGTTAAGTTTATGAAACAAAAGATCTATATATGGATTGCGGTAGCGATAGCATTGCTATTGCTGTTTGGATCATGCCGGAGCATAAGGTATGTCCCGGTGGAGACAATAAGGACTGACAGTATTTATCTTACCGTGCATGAACGTGATTCCATTCACATTAAGGATTCTGTCTATGTAAAAGAGAAAGGCGATTCAGTATTAGTTGACAAGTGGCATATAGTCTACCGTGACAGGACAATTCGCGATACAGTCTATATAGAAAAGGAGAAAGAGGTAGAAATTCCCTATCCTGTGGAGAAGGAATTAACATGGTGGCAGAAGACAAAATTAGAACTAGGAGAGTTATCTATAGGTGTTATATTAGTATTGCTAATCGTAGTCATTTGGCTGATAAAGAAGAAGGGAGGTGCAAGATGAGATAGCAACATCAAGTATTATTCGCCACAGGTAGAAGTGTGGCATATAATAGAAAAACTCATTTAATAAAAGTAATTCTTTCAGGGGCTTAGAATCAAAAAAAAGCCCCCAACGTTCAAATAATTATTGCCACATAAAAATTTGAAAAAGCATAAGACACCGTACGTTGGAGGCTTAATATCTTCAACACGGTATCTTATGCTTTGTTTATGTATATATCAAGTTTTTTATGTGGCATGGCAAAGATAAGAATAAAAACTAGAAAAAACATGTGCAAGTCAGAAATCTTTGCCAAAATAATTAATATTGTTTCAAAAGAAACAGAAGTGTCTGTTGACCAAATATTATCGTCTGATAAGAAGATGGAGACAGTGGATGCCCGGTATCTTCTTGTATCTCTTCTTTTCGAAAGTGGTATGTACCCTTCACAGATAGCCGTTCATATCCACAAAACCAAACGTGCAGTTAACTACATGATATCTAATTTCCATGAGAGGATAGAGAATGGGAAAATGATGAGAATATATTGGGATAATATAAAGAATTTGTTGGGAAACAACTGATTCCTCATGAGATATGATATATATACTTTTGTGAACGGTCGATTTTGACCGGGATACAAAATACAAATACTTATGGAACGAACTTATGTTTTTAACCAAGACGGTGGAACCGGAGCAAACAATGGTCTGCTTGCGTCCATTCTTCCGTCCTTGCAGAGCCGTGGAATTGACACAGGCTATCTGATGGGGCTGATGGGAGGAAATGGAAACGGCGGCTTTTTCGGAAACAATGGAGGTTTTCAGGACATCATTGCATTGATTGTGATTGCAGCCATCTTCGGTAACGGAAACTTTGGATTCGGTGGCAACAACAATAAGGGTGCCGATGAAGGAAGAGAAATGATCATGCAGACACTTAACCGGAACGGTGTGGACATTGCATCATTAGCCCAAGCTGTTAACACCTCTTCAGACCAAATCCTTGCCGGTATTAACTCTGTATCACAGGCAATCTGCGGTCTCGGCAACCAAATGGGCCAGAACACTAACAGTATCATTACCGCCATTATGCAGGGTAATAACACACTGGCATCATCTATCGCCAATTGTTGCTGTGATTTAAAAACCCTTATTTCCGGTCTTGGTACAGGAATGGAGCGTGGCTTCTCCACAATCGCCTACGAGACACAGCGTCAGACATGCGACATTACAAAATCTATCGAAAGCTCAACAGCCCAGATCTTAGCCGGTCAACGTGCTGCTGAAATGCGTGAGATGCAAAACAAGATTGACAAACTCCGTGAAGAGAACAGCACTTACAAGAGTTCAGCTATGACCTCCCAGATTGTCGCACAGGCTACCGCTCCATTGGGCGAAGTTTTGAAAGACCTGTCTGCGCGTCTTGCCAAGATAGAATGTAACCAGCCGGAAGTTGCCAAAGTGCCGTATAGTCCGGTTGTCGGTGTGCCGACTTGTGTGGCTGCACAATATGGCTTTGGTTTCGGTTTAAACTCATGGAACGGCTTTAACGGCTGGGGGTAAAAAGGAAGGAGGCTATATGGCGTTTATCAGTCCTTTTATAATGGCCAACAAAAACGGTATCCCACGGCTTGAAAGTACGGGGGTTACGGTGGGCACAACCAATGTGCGTTTCTCGTTCCGCAACCATCCGTTCCTTTCAGCACCGTTCAGTGGATTAATCGTTTTCCGACTGGCGCAGGCTATCCCAACGGGAACGACCGGTACTTTGCCGGTTGTGTTTGACACTAACGGTGCTACACAGGCACTGACTACTATCGGCGGAGCGGATGTTACTGCGGCCGACATAACCGGCACGGGTATTTACCTATGCTATTACGAATCAGCGAGCAACACGTTGCAGATACTGACAGGAGTGGTATAATTACGGGTGGGAGAAATCCCACTCATTAAAAAATCAAACAATCATGTTTCAGAACTTACGAGCAAACAGCCAATTGTATGTACTTCACAAAGAAGCCAAACATTATATAGAAACAGCCTCAGTGGTCAGTGTGTCAACCCCAAGAGCCAAATATCCAGTGGCACAACCATTTGCTTCTCCTCAGGTGGAAATGGTGGTGGACGTGGTGGCTTCCATTAATGGGCAGAATACAACTTTCCAGAACCTTCCTGCCGGAGGAGATATAGCGGACTTCGGGCAGAACGGCAATATTGTAATATCATGTTCACGTGATGCGATGAACAATGAAATATCCATGATAAAGCAGAAGAGACTGGAAAGGGTGAACAGCAGAGACTATGACCTTAGTGTGATAGCGTCCTGTGACGAGATGCTGACAATGATCAACCCCGAATTTGCAGAGAAGCAACGACAGGAGAACGAGATCAATACGCTGAAAGGGCAAATGGCGGAAATGAGCAAGAACATGTCTGACCTTATGGAATTGAACAAACGGCTCATGGAACAGCTCGGAGTGGTTGAAACATCCAAAACAAAGAAATGATTATGGGAATGTGGGAAATATTAGAAGAAGGGCGTGACGATTACGGACGCGGCTTCGGTATGAGAGGTGACGAGGTGGAGGAAGCCTATAAGGAAGGCTGCCGCAAAGGTTACGAAAAAGCCATGAGAGAAATGCGCGGAGAAATGGGTTTCCGTGATGGCGGAAGAAGTTATTCAGGTGGTGGAAGCTCATCCGGCATGGATGAACGCAGATACCCCGGATACTTTCCTGAATATCCGCGTATGGATGACATGGGCGAACGCAGACGCAGACGCGCCAACGGTGAGTTTTATTAATGGTGGAGGGGTGGAATGCCCCTCTTTTTAAATAAAGGTTATGGAACAGAGATTGGATACATACAGCAGATTTCCATCGGGCATGAGGGAATATCTGGAAGCATACGGCTTTCATTTCAGCAAGAAACTTTATGAATGGGCCGTTTCAAAAATGAAGGTGAAAGACGAAGCCACGGGCAAAGAGAAAAAGCTGGAGCCGTGGAGCAAAGATGAAGTGGACGATATGCTGAAAGCGAACGGAATTACCATTGAGCACGACAAGGGTTATGACGTTGCTTATGTCGCAAACATGCTGAAAGCGGATTTCTATAAAAAATCATTGGTTGACGAGGCTCACTTATGCAAGCATATAAAATGCTACCTTGATGATATTGATGGCGATCCTTGCAGGGCGTTTGACGAGTTCTTTGCCACCTGTATAGGTAAAGGGATTCCTGTAATCTGGTCGGATGTGATATGATTATTCAGGAGTTCTACATACCGAAATATGGAGACTGGCACGTCAAAGTGTATTATGCGGTACACACCTATTGGGCGGATCGGATCATTATGGACCTATACCGTATAGGATGCAGGGGGGATTCCCTTAAGCGTGCGTATCGCAATCTGACCGAAGGCAGAATGAATACCGGTCTAACCTATTCGGACTACAGGAGAAGAGAGACAGTAATGGTTATCTCACTAACCTCTACCCCCGAAGAGTTTCAAAATTCGTGGGACCACGAAAAAGGTCATTTGTGCCGGCATATCTCCAAGGCTTTCGGGATTGATCCTTATGGAGAGGAAGCGCAATATCTCAGTGGATATGTCGGTCAAAAGATGTTCCCTGTTGCCAAAAAGTTCTTATGTGAACATTGCAGAAAGGGACTGGAAAAATAATAATCGAACAGAAGCGTTCTTTGACTTGTTGGAATTACCGCTAAAAATAATAAGGGATATGATTTGCAAATATGTAGACTTATCACTTAATTTGCATCATGAAGAAGGTGATTCATATACCAAACGTGGATAGAGATGAAAGAATAGGAAGCGCATTTAATCATCTGTTTCAAGTCATACAACAGACTGACAATTGTTGCATGAATGATTTATGCTGGGATTTAAGTAACACTTCTTTTTTTCATCCGTTTTTTCTCGCTCCGCTTGTTATATATAAGCAAAGGTGTGAGAAGAATGTGACATGCATAAACAGACCGATACGTATCACTGGCTATTTGGACTTGGTTTATTTTGAGAACCCATTACTTGTGGATGCCGGATCCAACATGAAAGAGGTTTTGGAGCCATATATCTCTAAAACATATTTGCCAGTATGTCAGTTTGATTTGCACAAAAGTAATATTGACGATTTACAAAGCATTCTTCAAAGAATTATAAAGACACAAAGTGGAGCTGATTATCGTATCGTTACTCCTCTTTCATATCTTTTAGGAGAATTGATTGATAACATGAACGAACATTCTCAAGGCAAGCATGGTTATATCTTTTCCCAGTATTTAAAGAAAGAGGATTGTATAGATTTGGTCTTGGCTGACGATGGAATAACCGTGCTGGGAAGTTATGTAAAGGCCCAAAAATTTTTGGATGAGATTAATGGGAATGATGCCGAAGCGTTAAGGTTGGCAAATGAGGGGAAGTCTACAAAGAACTTGCCTAATGCAGAAAATAGAGGATACGGTATATCTTCATCCAAAGAAATGCTTTCTGATGGGCTTCATGGCTCATTTTTCATGTTGTCCGGAGGTGCGTTTCATAGGCATGACAGCTCCGGTTCTGTATTTGTTAAGCTTCCCAATTCTATATATTGGGATGGAACAATAATTCTAATGAGAATTCCGGTTAAGGTCCCATTGGACTTTGACTATAATAAATACACTCGATAAAAATAAATATATGAATACGATGTTAAAAATTGCGGATTTGATTAGTACGGATATCCGTTCAAGAGCTAATGCGGATATTATAAGATCTGCCATTGATGGCATTAAAGAGGACGTTATATTAGATTTCTCTGGAGTGATATTTGTGTCTCGTTCCTTCACGGATGAGTTATATAATGTGATGGAAGAAAATAAGAATGTTTCTTTGGTAAACATGTCTAATTTTGTAAAATCCATGTTGGAGGCTGTAACAAACGGTCGTAATTCAAAAAGAGTTTTCAGACAAAGTGAATCTGAAATAAAAGAGTTCGAAGACATGAGTAGTTTGTCCTCTTTCTTGGCAACAATTTAAGTCTACGTCCTTGCCACAAGTTTACCCTTCAATGATTGTAGGTATACCTAATGCAAGGATATTTATTCTTTATAGAGATTTCAAAGCGGTAATTCCCAACGGTTTTACCGCTTTTTTTATGTTTATATATGAAAGAAGATAAGTTGAACATATTGCTTGAACAGGCTGATGATGTGCCTCACTGGTATTTTTGTCGTTTACTTGCTGTGATGCGATGGAACGTATAGAGAGGTGGATATACAGGCTGATACCTCTTGTCGTGTTGGCAAGGGTGATATCGTTGTGCCTATGAACTAAAAGCGATAACTCATAAGCACAACGGATGGATTTATATAATACTGTTTAATTTTTCCGCATGTTTTTCTACTGAACTATTTAGAATTTTTGCATAAACTTGTGTGACTGAAACCTTTGTATGCCCTAGCATCTTAGACAACGTTTCGATAGGTACGTCATTTGCTAAAACAACAGTGGTAGCGAATGTATGTCGGGCTATGTGACTGGTTAAGGGCTTTTTTAAGCCGATAAGTTCAGCTATGATTTTAAGGCTTCTGTTAAATGACTGTACAGTAGGGACTGTAAATTTATAATCGTATTTTTTTAATATTTCCATTGCTGGAGTAAGTATAGGTGTGTAAAATTTGGTTCCGGTCTTGATACGTTCTCCGTCTATATATGCAACTCCGTTATGTTCTACAGTACATCTGTCATAATCAAACATGTATAAGTCAACCCATGATAAGCCGGTATAGCATTGAAATATAAACTGGTCACGTACTTTTTGTAATTGTCGATCATTCAACTCTATATTGCGGATAGATTGCAGTTCGTCCATTGTGAGAGGCTGTCTTGTTTTATATCTACCATGTTTATCTTTGAATACCCTGTAAGGTGTGTCCTCGATAAGTCCAAGCCGAAGCGCTTCATTAATATAAGGTTTTATTCTCTTATGGTATCCATGTATTGTTGTCTGTCCTCTTGTTGGATCTTCTCTTCTTATAAACCTGTCAAATAAAGCTATATTTTCAGGAGTGATATCGTCAAATGTTTTAATTACTCCGGAGCGTTTTAGAGCTTCCAGTGCTATAAGGTGCGCTCGTTTGGTTGACCATTTAAGATCCCTTCTTTGTAACTCGTCATAAGCGAAATCTAAAAATGACGATTTAGACTTTACGTGTTTTTCGTTATAAAAAATATTAAAGTTTTTTAGATTGATGTCTTTTCCTTCTTTTCTGATATTTTTGATAATGTCCTCAAATTTTTTAATATGCTTTGTTATTGCCCTATTTAATTCTTTAAATTTGGCGTGTCGTACAACGAATTCTCCATCCCATTGGTTTGAATACAGTTCAATGTCTGTTGAGATCCATTTTCTTTCTGTACGCGAGAATTGAATTTCAATTTCAACCTTAGCTGATTTCTCCGGTGTTGCTTTCTTTTTTCTGTCGAATACCGGCTTGATTTTCCATGTTTCCATACTGTTTCTTTTTAGTTTATAATTTGTTAATTATGGTAAATGTGATACCAAGTGTGATACCAGCTGTGATACCAGGAACAAATTGGTATCACAAATAGTTCAACAGTGTAATGATAAGTAATGCACAGTAACGGCAGTAATCATCAGTAAGATTACTTAAACACGTTGAAGATCAGTCGATTAGGTTTGTAATATATTGATTTATAGCCTATTGGCGTAAAATAAAAAAAGGGAGCATTTTGACCCCCCTTGAGCCGAAACCGGGACTCGAACCCGGGACCTATTCATTACGAATGAATTGCTCTACCAACTGAGCCATTTCGGCAACTGTTTTTTCTGCAATATCGGGTGCTTTTCTGAAAAAGCGTTGCAAATATATATCTTTCTTTCGAAATAAAGAAACTAAAAGCGGATAATTTTTCAGTTATCCGATTTTGTTATGTCAATTGATGCCGGATTTATTGGTAGGCTTCTTCATGTATCCCTTTCATGGCCCATCCGCTTGGTTCGTTTATGTTCTTGAAAGCGGTATCCCACGTAAGAGCTTCAACGGTAGAATTGTTTTCTTTTATGTAAAGATTATAACATCAAGGCGTAAAAACTATTTTACACTAATTGCTCTCCTCATCAAATACCCGTGATATACTGAAATTTACCCACTCCATACCCAAACAATTCAATATCCGTCAAAGTTTGATAGTCTTTACCTTACCCGGAATGATGGTCAGATGCACCGTTCCATCCTTTTCTATCTCCACCTTCTGATATCTGGCCTCCACCACCACTTTTCCATCCAGCGCCATCACCCCCCACTGGCA